ACACCCTGAAAAGACGCACCATAAAAATGACTACGCACTTTACCAGAGCTAGGATCAAGAATAACGGATAGAACAGCTGCATTTGCGGGCACTTCCAACCGCATACTGTAGTAATTCCCACCGGAACCCGGAGCCGGATAAAGACTGTTACTACTAATTAAATTACGATTAACATCACGATATACCAGCGTATAATTCCCGCCGGTATCAAAATCAGCATAAGTTCGAACCGCTAAAGATTTCCCAACATAGTCACTAGGAATATTAAAGTCTCTGGCTACCCGAGCACCATCACTTGTCGACTCTAAAGCGCTACCATCCGGGGAAAAAACATTAGGAACGGCTACATGATTGCCACTCAGAAAATGGCCGAATCCATTTATATCCTTTATTTTAGTAACCACTTGATTAAGGGAGTCGAATAAAACATTTGCTCCATCCGCGAAATTGACCGAGTCATAATCGCTCTTAACCCAAGCCGCCCCATCCCATCCATAAAGTCCGTTTTTATCACCCGTAGGATCATTCCAAACATAAGCCAAAGGATAATAACCGTTAGCATCGACTGCTGGCTCACCACTAACCGTCAATGCAACCCTTGTTGGGAAAGGAATTTTCCCACCAACAGCAGCATAAAGAGAGACAAACTTTTCAGATATCTCTTTAGCCAAGCTCGGACGACTAGCACCGTTATGTGTCACAATTTCATTTTCATCACCAAATGCGATAGACTCCATTTTAGCTACTAGCAATTCTAGATCTGCAAACAATTCAGTTAGCGCACTCATTCATTATTCCCCTGGTAATACATAATTTGTTACTGACCCATCGATTGCATCATGAGCAGCCTGTGTTGCTGACTCATAACCCCCTATGCGCCCAATTGTTTCGTCTTCACTAATTACGCGAAGATTTTTCACTGATATCTTTGCGGTTACTGTCCAGTCGTTATCACTGATTAATTTTTGTGAATAATCACCGATGAATTTGCACTGATGATCTTTAACCAAGGATCCTGTTCTAACCGGCATAACGAACCACTCAGCACCGTTGCCAATAAGGTGGCTATACCACCCCTCAAAAGTTTCTAGCTCAGTACTGCTAAACGAGAACGTCGCGCTCATTTCTGCAGGCGGGCCGCGAAAAAGATTTCGAGAGCGGGTATAGCCAGAAGCCACTTTAGTTTCTAGTCGCATCGACTTACGTTTTAATCCGTAACCTTTAAGCAGTGGAAGCGGCAAAACATCATCGCTATCGGGATCACCGTCATTGGGGTAGCGTGTAAAATCAATCATCGACCTACCCTCTCTAATCCATACGTTTGCTCATTCACTTGCGAGGCTTCTCCGCCTTGCTTAACATTTGCGACATAAACATTAATTACGTCTTCTGCATTCATCCCTGTGCTCTGATCGTATTGCCCTGCCTTACTCGCATCTTCATTTACGATCAATGTGACCGTTGGTGCCGCCCGCTCATCATTAGCAGCTTTCCTTGTAGAAACAGAAGAATAATTCGGAGCAGTATTAGGCAGGCTTTGAGAATATGTAGTCGAAGTAGCATTGATTTTTTCGGCGGCTTTTTGCACTTCAATATTTTGATTTGGTGATAAAACTCGTTCGCCTTTTTGTAGCAACCAAGTTGATTCTTCAGGGATCTCATCAATACCGCCGTGGGCAATACCTGAAATCGCTTGGCCTGCAATAATGCCTGCGCTCGCATATCCTGACGCACGAATAATATTACCCGTGGTTAATGAAGCAACACCCATCATAGGAGCATCGTGGGCAACCGTTGCAGAAGCAGCAGCTTCAGCATTGGCGATAGTCATAACTATCTGCGCAGCCTGCTGTGCAAGAAATATCGCTTTGTATGCAAGTGATTGCTTCTGCCCGCTATCTTCGATCAGGCTTAAAAACTGGCCGCTGGTTTGAGAGAAAGCAGCTAAAGCCTGTTTCTGAACTGCTTTTTCTTGCTTTGCCCGTTCCTTAGCTTCAGCTTCGGCATTGCCCGTTATTTTCTCTTCGGTTTCTTTATGAAGTGCAACCTTTGCGGCTGCTGCTTCGGCTGCGACTTGGGCTTCAGCATTTATTCTTTCAAAGTATTCATCAACTTTATCAGAAGGTAATTCCTGCATTGCCATTGAATGCATTTCACCCTTCAACCTAACTACTTGGCTGTGGGCGGCTTTAGCTAAACCAGCAATACCTGAGTTAGGATCGACTTCGAAATCAATGCCTGGAATAAGATTGGCAAATTCCACCAGCGCGCTGGTTAATGAATTAAGGTGGGTTAATGTTTCTGCGATAAAAATCGCTACAACAACCTGCGTTCCCTTCCAAACTAACTGCATTCCTCGAACAGTATTGGCTGCAAAACCAACTGCCTTCGAAACCACTTTCATTCCTGTTGCTACTTGATCACGAAATCCATTATTCGCAATCGCGGATTCATGAAAGTCCGTTTTCATAGCAGTAATAAATGGAGATACTGCGATCGCTAATGTATTACCTAGCCCGGTCCAAACCTGATCCGCTCGATAAACTGCATCATTAGCAGCTTCGATCTTATCCGCATCAATACGGCTGATAGCAATCCCTAATGCCTCCGCTTCTTTTTGAGCTTGTGCCATGGCATCCGAACCACCGCGCATTACATTAATTAATCCAACACCGCCGGAGTCGAATAACTTAAAGCCCAGGCGAACTTTATCGGATTGACTCGCCACATCTTCCATGGAATCTGCAATAGCAGAAAATTGCTCATCAGGAGAAAGGTTATTCAGGTGCTCAGCGTTTAAGCCGAGCTCTGCCAATGCTGTTGAAGCTACACCCGTTCCTTCTGCCGCCTCTGATATGCGGCGAACCATTCGCTGTAGACCTATATCAAGGGCTGAATTAGCAACACCGTTCAATTCAGACTGATGACGTAAGCCCGCAAGTTTATGCGTCATTATGCCAATCTTATCCGCATGCTTAGCCAACGCATCGATATTAGTCATCGATGCGTTGGTAAGTTTTACCAAACCTGCAGCCGCTGCAATACCTGATGCAGCTAATGCGGCCGCGGCAACCTTTGCGTATTTCTTAACATCGGTCGACCATGAACCCGCCGTTTGCTTAGACTTCGCCATTTCGCTATTAAACGATGCAGAGTTAGCCGACAAATCAACGACTAGCGATGCGATCTTTGCTTTTAAGCCCATGGGTTAACTCGTTTTTAGTTTTGCGAAAAGACTGCGCAAGTTTTCAGCGCTAGCAGGGGTTGGGGGTTTTATTGGGGTTAAACGACTTTGTGCCAGAGGAAATAAATCATTTGGCTTTAGACCCTCACCTTCTTTTAGTTTTAAAATCGCATTAAAAAGACTGGCCGTTGCTGTGCCCGCTCGCCAATTTTCAGCATCGTAACCAACCGGCTCAATACTATGAAAATACCTCCACTGATCTAATTCAGTGGAGGGCAGTTTCATTAACTCGCTGTGGGTTGGGATTCCGAGCTGCTGCATGAGTCTGTAGTCGCCCCAGAGCTGGGGGTTTTCTCTAAAGGCTTTCCCGCGGGTGTTTCTTCCTGCCCCTCGGTATCAGCCGCAGTTTTATCGACGAGATCGATGCCACTGAGTTTCATTATTTCTTTATAAAGCTTGGTAATGATCGCATCAGATTTCTTGGCAAGTTCTGCTGCATCACCTTCTTCAAATGCTAATGAGCCATCATCATCTAGCACGCCCATTTCAATTGTTTTGCAAACTGCATGGACTGCATCACCGGCGCCATGAAGTTTTAAAATGTCATTACGAACAGCAGCACTCAATTCTTGCACTTTCACGATTAACGGTTCTGATTCCGTACCCCATTCAGGGATCGATACCGTTGAAGTTTTTAAATCATGAGCGCTTAAAATACGAGATCGTAAAGTAATAATTTTCTTAACCATTTTTAAACTTCCACTTCGTTGATGTTAGCGGTGAAGTTGATAAAGGTTTCGTCTTTTAACGAAGCCGTCTTCTTATGACTGCCTACCCATGCCTTAAAGATAATTTCTTCAACGGCGCCCTTTGTTGTGCTGTCATCTGGAATAGTGAACTTCCAGCGTTTTTCTGCACCGTCGTTAAATGCTGCTAAAATTGCATCTGAACCAGCGGCAGTTGTTTTAATTTTAAATGCTACTGGGGCGGCTTTACGCATTCCTGCTTTGGTACGCTCCCACTTGCTTTTGGTATTGGTATCATCCAGACCATCCCGAGAAACTTCGATTTCAGGAATAGGATCGTATAACTCACCGATATCAACAAAGGTATCGACAACATCGCCTTCAAGCGCAAGAATAATTTTTCCTGCACCAATATTTGTATCTGTCATGGTTCTTTTCTCCGGTGCGTTATCGCAATATCAATAATGTGTTGATGGGTTTCTGTCGTATTGGCATAGCTAGGTCGTAAGTTTTCAACTTCTATCAACTGGATCACTACATCATCATGAGTGCCTTGATACGCGTCTAAATGCTCAGCGATATACGTTGCCAGTTCTTTAGCCGTCAAATAATGTTTAGCAAATACATCTATTTGAAAAGTTGATTTTTTAGTTGAGTGTTGAGTCCCTGCACTGCTTCTTTCAGATGCTGGATTGCTTATATTGCTAATACGAACATAAGTTTGGCGATGCTTTGGGACTACGCCAAAATGAATATGACCATTAAGGCGTTGTTGAATAGAAGCGGTGGCACCCGTTGTTAATCGCTGTAATAAAATTTCTTCAAGGGTCATTTCTTTTCCAGCTTTTTAATACGGTATTGAATACGCTGAGCAAAGCGATCAACAACTTCTTTCCAACGGTTTTCTGCACTGCGACGCATCCAGCTTAATGGCATTGCGTCCTTACTTCCGAATTCTTGCTGAGCAATCCACCAAACACCCTTTTTAGCGGCATACCAAACCCCGCGCATGCGATAACCAACATTCACCTGGGCACTGTGGCCATCGCTTTTATTTTGTCGAGACAACCAGCGCTTGGTTTCATTTCTAATAGAGAAACGGCTGCCTTTTCGCTTTAGGAAATCGGCGTTTTCATTCGGTGATGAATCACGCATTTCTTCGAACATGGGTTTAGAAGCCCAGAATAATGACTGGCGCAATATCTTGCCTGTTGTTGCGGCTTCCAACTCATTCAGACTCTTTTCTAATTCATCAAGACCATGAACTTGGATATCATCTTTCATACTCTGCGCTCATAGCTAGTTAGCTCTACAGTAAGAATTGTTTTAGAGCGAAACGGGCTGTCATGACCAATAATATTGAAGTATTCGCCATCAATATTGATGCGATAACTGTCTTTAATATCGGGTAAATAATGGGTTTTTAGTTCATATAAAGATTTCGAACTTAACTGATCGTCGGTAACACCTTCGTTAGAATTTTTAAGGCGCTTACTTGCCCATGCAGGTTCCACCAGCTCCCAAGTTGTTTCTTCTTCGTTAAGGCGGTTTTCAGTCACTATAGGGCGTTGAATCTCGATATAAGTATCTAAGGTGCCGATCATTTCAATTCTCTTTTCTCAGAGCATCTACGCGATGCGGATAACGCGGTAACTATTCCAAAGACGCTCTGTGGCTCGAGGCATTGCTGCATCCATATCACGACATGAGTAAAAATAACCGGCTAACAGTAAGGCGCCGTTCGTTATTTTACTGTCGAGGATTGCGGTATATTCAGGCGGAGCGATATCGGCGTCTAAACCAGCTTGATCAACGTATAGCTTTCGCTCAGTGAATGATTCGAATTCACACAATGCGGCGTCAACGTAGGTTTGAATTAGCGTATCTTCGCGAGAATGCAGCACCCGAAGATGCTGTTTTACTAAAGCGAGATCCAGCATTACTCAGCTTCTTTTTTTGCTGGCTTAGCAGCATGATCAATAACTTCTGCTTTTAGCTCTTTTGCACAATATTCAATATCTGCTTCATTGATGCATGCACGATTTAACAGAACCAAGGCTTCCAGCTCTTTAGCAGGAATATTTTTAACTAACTGGTTTGGCTGGTATGCCTTATCACCAATTTGAACAACACTCGTAATACGCGCCGTTTCTTTGCCCGTAAATTTTGACTGGGCCTTTGCTTCAGCTTCTGCTTTAGCCTTTTCTTCAGATTCTGCTTTAGCCTTTGCTTCAGCTTCTGCCTTAGCCTTTGCTTCAAGTTCTGCTTTAGCCTTTGCTTCATCTGGGTTTTGAGTTTTTTTCGACATTTTATGTATTCCGGAATACTAGGATTAAAATAAAGGGCCAAGCAGCCCTTTATTTAGCTGAACTACTGATTAAACAGCGGCGCACTGTAGGGTTTTAACCGCACCACCAACATCAAGTAGCTTGCCATCCGAGCGCTGGAAACCAACAAAGCCGACCTGACCTTTTAGTGTGTACTTGCTATCAGTCATTCGGAACATCATTAGCTGCTTAACATCACGAATGGTGTAATAACTGAAGTCACCAAAAGCAACTGGCTTGGCATTGGCTGCTGCTGCGGCTACTTGCTGATTGATTGTGTAGTTGTAACCCATGATGCGATCAGGATCGCTAGATTCATAACCAGGTAACCAAATAGGACGGCCAGTAGTATCTTTTTCATCTTTAAGGTCACGCAAGGTCATGTCATTGAACATGAATGAGCAATTACCACCCTCGCGATAAGCTGGATCAACGGAATGAACAAGATGATTCATCTCAGCAAAGGTCACTTTGGAAGCAGACGCGGATGTTTTTCCAACTGCAGCGGCCGTCATAATACCTTCTGGCTGACCAGTACCAGTACCCACGGTGAAGTGCTTGTTCTGTACTCGAGCTAGACGCATCGCTAAACGCTTCAAAATATAGGCTTCTAAATCAATACCTGAGTCTTGGGTAAGCTCAAACGGGATAGCAATGGACTTCGAGCTGTATTTAAACGCTCCTACTGTTTCTGTACCAAACTCAGCATCGTCTTCTGTAGCAGAAGCATTTTCACCAACAATTTCACCTTCTTCCGATGTTGCATCCGTAGTTGGCATATCCATAGGATTGCCTGTTGCTGTTTGTAAAACAGTCGCAACTGAACGCATTCCACCAAATGACTTCATCGCTTCAAGTAGGCGGCTAACAAATTCACGATGTGTTAGAGCTGCACCAGTTCCAGCTTGGCCAATACCCATTTCAGCTTGTACGCGCTTAACTTCAGTAGCCATGAAGTCACGCTGGTCGTTGGACATGTTTTCAACACCACCACGCAGCCATGAATTCATGCAGGCTTTCATTTTCTGTTCTTTATGAGTCGCCTCATCAACAGAAATCTCCTGCTCTTCAGCAATATCATTAATTCGCTGATCTTGGGTTTCTGTTAATTTCAGCGTTTCTTCAAATGCTGACATTTGCTGATCAAGAGCTTCAATAGAATTCTTCATTCCATCGTATTTTGACTGATCATCAGAGGTCCACTTTTCACCTTCTGGTTTTTCAACCAAGTTTTTCATCTGAGTCGCAATTGCTTTACGCTCTTCTCGCAGGGCTTGAATGCCTTTAAACATAATTCATTCTCCGAATATTCGTTTTTTTGGTTTATTACAGGTATAAAAAAACCCGCCTATAGCGGGTTGTGAAGTAGGTTTGCGAGAAGCCGCTAAACCGCCATAGCCAACGCTTCAGTTTGACGCTGAAGGCGTGCCATGAATTCTTTGTGCTCTTGAGAATCAAGATCGTCATTCTGATTATCAGGGGCTTTGTTCTTAACTAGTGCCGCTGGTGTATTGGCGTAAGCTGATAAGTTCCAGTCCATTTTATTCGATGGCTTATCAGCTGAGTTTTCAGGCTGAGTATCTTCATCAATAATGGAGTCAATAAATCCATGGTCTTTCGCTTCTTCTGCACTAAACCAAGTCTCTGCTTCCATCCATGCTTTAAGCTCTTCACGATCTAGAGAAGTTTTACGCTCGTAATCATTCAAAATACTGTCATCAACTTTTTGCAAAAGCTCAGCAGTCTTAGTCAGGTCGCGTTTATTACCAACCGCTAGTGTCCAACCTTCGTGGATCATGTAGAAGCCACCGTCTGCCATCGATACACTGTCACATGCAGCGCTGATGTACGTTGCAGCACTGGCACACAAACCATCAATTTGAGCCGTAACCTTCGAGGAATGCTGCTTAATTGCTGTTGAAATAGCTCGAGCATCAAACACATCACCACCTGGGCTATTGATGTGCAAAACGATATTAGCTTCACCAATATCATTTAATGTTTTGATAAAGCTTTCAGCTTCTACACCCCACCAGCCGCCTATAGCGTCATACATATAGATGTGAGAGGTATCACCTTCATTTTTGACCGTGAGTTTACGGCCGCGATCTTCATTTTGATTAAGTAGATTTAATAAGCGATTAACTGGCATTGGGTTCACCTTCAGACTTGGATTCTGGTGAAGATTCACCGGTTAATGGTTTGTATAGTTCATCGCCACTATCAATAGGTGCACGATCTTCAAGCTCTCGAACTTCATTTACAGTTAAAAAGCCTGGTTGTTGATTACCACCAAGACCAACTTTATAGGCCTCATAGCGGGATTTAATATCCCCACGTAATAACCCATCGATATTGAAGCGAAAGAAATACTTTTTGCTACGAATAATCTTACGGTTAACTTCTTGCTCGATGCGCGTTAGCAGAGGGCGCAAGGTAAAGATTAAGAAAGCCAGATTTTGCTGCTCTAATCCTGCACCCCACGAACTTGTTTTTTCTAAATGGCCAATCATGTGAGGAGGAACACCAAATACTCGAGCAACATCTGCAACTTGAAAGGCTCGTGTCTGTAAAAGCTGAGCGTCTTCAGCCTTCATTGTAATTTCTTTAAATTCACCGCCTGATGGGAT